TCAACTGGTGGCTCTCATCTGGTACCTGCAAGTGCTACTTTTGCGGCCGATTCTTGCCTGGTTTGACTTTCTTCAGCTCGGTGTCAGGGCTGTCAGTCTTGATTTTCTCTGGCGTCGTATCGAAGCCTTCGAGATTCTTGCCATCGTTCGGCTTTTGCGCTTTTCCAGCTTCCTTTGGCCGTTCGCGATGATCTTGCGTGGTGGTATCGTATTTACCCTTGTGCTCGGGGCACGTTATATCCTTATCCTCACGCACCGGGGGACCCTCCTCTTCCTCCTCTTCATCCTCCTCGGGCTCCGGACCTTCCGGCACACCCTCACCACCCTCGAAATCCGGCATCTCATCAGCATCGGGTTCGGGATGCAACCCCTCCTCATCACCGATGTCGCCGACCGGGGCCATCCCCATATCGTCAGCATCGCCATCGGGGGCACCACCGAACTCATCGGCATCGGGCTCTGCGTGGGCTCCGACCTCACCCATATCATCGGCATCGGGTTCCATCTCGCCCATCTCGCCCATCTCGCCTTCCATGCCTTCCTCATCCCCCATCTGCTCGACACCGACATCACCGTCGACCGCGACAGAAATCGTACCATCCGGGCCTGCGGTTATCGTCGCGACAGCCTCAGCGAGGGCTTTCTCGTCCTCTTCGTTGAGCGGGCGGAACTGCTCGATACTTTGAGCCAGCCAGCGAGCGAAATCGTCTCCCCGGCCTTCCCTAAGGCCAGCAGCGGCAAAAGCGCTCTGAACCAGATCCTCGGAGATCGGAACCTGGACGGACTTGCCGTCCTCACTGCAGACCATCGGCGGGCTGGCGTAGTCGAGGACGAACTTCACACCATTCAGAGTACCCAGGATTCCACGGTTCTCCGCATCGTGCTCAAGCCAGGTGAGCGTATTGTGTTCAACGGACTCGGTCTTCGGGGGAGGACCACTGACGCCCTTCGTTGGCGTCGGGGCGGTATCGTCGCCCTCGCCGACTTGGTTGCCACTGTATCCCTTCCGCTCTTTCTTGTTGACGCGGCTCTTGTTCATGCCGCGACGACGCATGAGAGTCCCCCACTTGAACTGGTCTTCGGCCAGCCGCCGTCGAAACTCGGTAGCAACCTGGTCAACAGCGGAGCCGAGGCGGCTCTTCGGGAGCTTGATGCCGTTCGCGGCGATAGCTTCCGTCGCAAGCAGGTCGATCTTGGATTCGAGGTCCTGCTCGGTGAGCTGTTTCTCCTCAACGAGGCTGACCATGCTGGCGATGACGTCGTCCATCTCGGACGTGATGGTGGGCCGACCATAGTCGTGGCCCATGCCGTGCTCGAAGTTGATGTCTTCGCCGAAGGCGTAGGGATCGCAGTCCTCGTCCATGCATTCGTTGGTCTGCTCGTCGCCCTCGTCGTCGCCCTCATCATTCTTCTTGTTCTTGTTCCAGGGCTCCTCGCCGGGCTCCCATTTGGCCTCGGATTGAGTTCGGCCGAGAGCCTTGTTGACGGTCTCGCTGACGGCAGATTGTCCGCGTTTCTGCTTGGAGTCCAGGTTGAGGTTGATCTGGTCCTCGCCTTCGCGGTCTTCCTCTCCGCCGCCGAAGTCGAGGTCTTCCTCTCCGCCGAGGTCTTCATCGCCTCCGAGGTCCTCTTCTCCACCGAGGTCGAGGTCTTCCTCGCCTCCGAGGCCGAGGTCCTCACCGCCGCCCATGCCAAAGTCTTCACCACCGCCGCCGATCGAGATGAGCGGGGCGTTGACGTTGATGACTGGGCCACCGCCACCGGCAGTCTCCTCGGCGGCAGCGTCGCCGAGATCACCGGCGAGGTCCTCTTCGCCGCCTTCAGCACCACCGGGTTCATCACCGGGGATTTGGTCAAAATCACTCAGACGGCTGAGAGAGTCGGCCTCTTGTTTGGCAGCAGCCAATGTCTCGCGAACGAGATGCACTGTGGCGTCGTCGACCTCAGGGTCAGCAAGCTTCGTGATGAGTTCGCTGACTTTGCTCTGCAGTTCCTGGTCTTCCTGGATCTTCGGGCTGCTCTTGAGCATGTCCAGCGCCAGCCGGTAAGCTGCAACTTCCTCATCACGCGGCGACAAGGCTTCGTTGAACGCCATCTCCAGGAAGGTGTTGTAGGCACCATCGAAATTTTTGGCCTTCTCAAGAGCATCAACGTTCTCGAGCAAGGTTGGGTGCTGCGCCTTTTGAGCCGTGGCACGCCATTCCTTGAGAATCGTGTCGCGGTTGACTCGCAGATTGGTCTTGTAGAACAGTGTCGCCGTGTCGGTGCAGAGCTGCTGGTTCAGGACAGACTTGGCGGCCAGGGTGTTCTCGATGAGGGTCTGCACCTCTTGGCGGGTCAGCAAGCAGAACTCTTGCTGCTCGGCCAGGAAGTCTTTGATCGACTCGACGGCTTCCTTGACTGAGTCGTTGTTGATGAGCTTGGCTACCTTGTAGACGCGATTCTGGAAGCCTGGCGAACGGTAGGCGTTTTCCGCCGTGGTCCGCATGTGGTTGCCGACTACCCTGCGGCAAGCCCATTCGGAAATCGGAAGACGCTTGCGGGTGTCTTCACCGAAGCTGGCACTGACAACGCGACCACTCTCCAGGACGATGGTATCACTGACGCTTTCGACAAGAGCCGCGACGAGCTTGTCCCTGTCCTCGGCCGTGATCTCGTTGCCGTTATCGACTCGCAGCTTGCGGACGATGCCGTCGCGCGTTTTGACGAGCCCGGATTCCGGAATGGTCCGTGGCGAAAACCGTTGGGCGGCGAGGTTGTTGAAGACCGTTCGCATGGCCCGCTGGTCGTTGGCCTCGATGGCTTCGACGAGAGCGGTGCAATTCTGCGCGAACAGCGATTGCTTCTGCTCTTCGACGATCTTGACCGGTCTGATGTCCGTGATTTGGACTTTTCCGCCCTTCATCCGCTGGTGATTGGCAACGTAATAGTGCCCGTTCGCCTCTTCAATGAACAGCGTATCGGGCAGCAAAGCCGCCAGCTTCCAGGGCGCTCCGGCCTTCTGGCCCAATCGGCCGATCAATGACTCATAGAGCGACACTCGACTTTGAGCCGAATTGTTGATGGTATTCAGGAACTTCCTGCTATCCATCACGACGGGTTCTGGGGTAGTGGGCATCGTTAACTCCTATGAGTGGTCATCGCTCATATTGGTGGGCCAAGACAAGTTTGCCTAAATTAATGTTTGACTACGAGGACATAATTTTAATTACTTGGACACAGAAGGTAGATCCGCGTCAGTAATGTCGCCCTCTAGCGCATCCAACACTTCGGTAGCCATGCCTCTTATCACTGTCGCTACTTGTTTGATGGCCTCTTCCCTGATCTCCTTGGGCACAGACCACTCAACAATCGCATCCTCCCGCGTTGGCTCCCACTGCCAAGATTCGGTCAACACACCATCCTTGTCGGGCTTCGGCCCAGAGGTCGACAAGCCGTCCAGCTCTTTGGCCTCGAGAATGTGGCCGAAGCAAGGCGTAGCAACAGCATTCTTCTTCTCGTACAGCTTGGAAAGGTACTTGAGCTTGGTGGCTTTATTCTCCTCGTGCCGAATCTCAAGCAGCAACCGGTCGTTGGAGCCGAGGAGCTGCTCCAACTGCTGCTCCTCTTCGGGTGCATTCTCGTCCTCGCCCTCATTCCCAGTGTCGCCCTCGGCGCCCTCTGGGAATTCGTCTGGACCCTCGAGCCCGGCATCGCCCTCATCACCACCGAGAAAGGTCCCGCCACCACCACCAAGCCCGCCACCCGTTTCCTTACTCTCCATCTCCTCGAGCTCTTGGATTTCGTCTGGTGAGAGATCAGTGAATCTGGTAACAATCCACTCCTTCGGGAACCAACCGATATCCTTTAGCTCGGCCATTACTGCAGTGCGGGTCTGCCAGGTCTCCATCCTGTACAGGTCCTCAATAGCAGAACTGGCCGCAAGATGCAACTCGAATCCCTTCAGATCCTCAACCGGATACCCGCGAAGCGCGAGATGAACAATACCAACTTTCGTGAGCCCCAGTGCGACCTCAGATTGTATCCATTTGACAGCCTTGGCAAACTCAGCATGCGACTGACTCAATGATTTCTCATTGGGCTCTCCAGCTCCTTCACCAATCCCTACCCTTGCGAATGGGATTTTGAGCGGAGCAATCATCTTCTTCTTGAAGTATTCGATGTCCGCTATCTGATCCAGGTTCTCGGCGCCGGGCAGGACATCGATATCTGGACCACTACCATCGGGCCGCCTTGGTAGGAAGAAGTCGTCTTCCTGTACCATCGGGGAATATCGCTCGTCGAAGCTTCCGGTGGTAGGATTATAGAATCGCTGGCGCTTAAACATCCTGGCGATCGCCTGCATGTATTCTGGGACTTCCTTCGGCGGAATCAGCCCGACAGGAATCACATACTTCCGTTTCTCGGGTGCGCGGGTGATACGGTAAATTAGTGCTGCATCCTCCATCAGCCGCAATTGCTTGAACGCTTTGCGGCCACCATCAAGGATGGCGCGGCCATAGGGATGATAAATATTCTCAAAACTGGTAAGCCGCAAGTGCATGCAGGCCCAGGGATGTAAGAATATGGGCTCCGGATAGATGTCATCCTGGTAGAAGAAGCCGATAAGGTCCCCGAACCGAGTCTCGATCCTGGTAAAATTGTAGACATTCATGAACCGCAGGGATGATATACCGCTGCGGTTCTTATCGGTCACAATCTCGAACGGGCAGTCGCCGAACTTGCACAGATACCTTACCATCGGCCGGATCAATCGGTCCGTCATCAGCGTTTCATAGTAGAACTCCTGGAGCTCCTCCTTGATTCTCCTATCGTTAGCGCGAATGATGAGCGAGTGCTTGTGCTCTGGATCTATCAGACTGCACTCGTCGGCGTAGAGGTCCAAGGCCAGTGATATCTCACCGGTCTGGTCCATCTGCTCATAATCTTTGTACCTCTCTAGCCTATTAATCTGGAGATTGGTTTGCTCCAAGATAGCTGATTGCGAACTAAAATTCAGGAATTCGCCGCCGACTGTAATCCTGTCGATAGCGGATTGATCTTGTAGTATCCTCTCCTGCTGGAATATACGGCTAGACCTGGCGAACTCTCTGATACGGTCAAATACTAACCAATTGGTTGGTGGCATAGATCACCAGTTCTAGGATTACCTTCCATGGTATATTTTATTTACCGTAGCCCTAATCCGCCACCAGCTTAGTGGGATCAATCAGGCCGTAACCATAGCTCGCATCCTTACCCTTTTTCCCAAGATCGATACAAGCCTTAATCAAGTGCTCCAGCATTTGCCTCCTGTTGGTGATCGGAGTGGCTCCTCCATGTAATCTATGCTTGGACAAAGCCAGTGCCATCACCCCCGCGACGATAGGGCAAGCCATTGACGTTCCGCTCATCTTGGCAAGTGCACGCACCGGGAAGCAACTCAAAATGTCGTCGCCCGGGGCTACCAAATTCACACCACCACCCCTGGACGACCACGACGGAACCTTTTTTGATCTAGATATCGCACCGACCGATACGACCATGTCATACCTGGCAGGATAACACACCGTGCCTGTCTTCGGACCCGAATTCCCGGCCGCCGCGACAACGTACACGTCCTTCGGCAATGTCTGTAGGGCCGCCTTGACGGCCCCCATAGGCCCCTTCGAGCCCAGGCTCATGGAGATAATGTCGGCACCACTGGCAACAGCCCACTTAATACCAGCTGCAATCCAAGCGGCTTGGCCCCATCCCTGGTTATTGAGCACCTTACCTATCAGGAGCTCGCATTTTGGCGCCATGCCGACCACACCGATATCGTTGGCTCTGGCGCCGACGAGCCCGGCACAATGCGTCCCGTGTCCATCGGCGTCCTCAATGCCATCTCCGGAGAAGTCTTGGTACTTCACCACGGCGCCTTGCAAATCAGGATGTCTCCTGGAGTACCCAGTATCAAGAATGGCAACCTTAACACCTTCTCCCTCGGTGCTTTTCCATACATCGCCAATTTTAAGAGCTCGCAGCGGCCAGTCGATCCTGTCCTTGATGGACTTGCGGGATATGATTTCGGTTGCTTGATATGGAAAGAGTTTTAGATCGTAGTACATTGTATGGTCCTCTGTGAAAGTCAGCCAAGAGTATGCTTCTTGTGCGAGACACTCGGCATCGATTGTGCAATTGGTATTGCTCCAACCTGCTGGGTGAATCTCTGCAATTCTGCCATCATACCCATGTCAGGTGATGTGCTCTGGATGCCGCTCATTGGCATCAAGAATGCCGAATCGGCACCACCAGCTTGCGTCATCAAATCGGCTAACTTATCTTCGATTGATGCGTCCTGCGGCATTGTATAACTTAGCTCGGTGCCTTGCATGAACGGCATCAATCCCGAGCTACCAGAGGATATTGCTTCTGGGATACCGATGAAGGCCAACCCAGTCGACATCACGAGATCGTCGAAGTTGCCAGGACCTTCCTCGGCCTCGGTCTTATTGGTGTCCCTGCCTGCTTTGTCCTTCTTCCTAACGTAAATCTGCAGTTGTTTGATAAGGCGTCGGCTGTAGAGCCTCCATCCACTATCATCTGCACGAAGATTGTCGATCAGGCACTTGTTGAGCTTGGGCTTTGATGCCATGGTGGTCATAAACCCATAGGCCGCCACCTGCAATGCCTGCTTGCGATTGCCGCTAGTCGGCTTATCGTTAATATCGGTCTTCCGCCATAGGCACGGGTACATCAGATCATATCGCAGCTCATCGATGAAGGCGTCCCCACCGTTGTTCCGCTCAACTACCATCAAAGCATTATTATACCAACGGCCAAGATAGTCGACCATGAACTTGAACTGGCGCGGGAGCGTATGGACCATCAACTCCGCGACCTGCTCCAATTCATCGATATCGAAAATCTCCATCCCGAAATAATCACGGCCCTTGCCAGTGGCAATATCGACACCTGCAACATAGCGATGAGGAGGAAGCCCCGGATCGATCATCCGCCCACCAACAATTCTTTGCGGTTTACCATAGTTTGGTGGACGCCAGACCCACAATCCTTCCTCGGATTTACCATCGACCCGATCGCCAGCGAAGTCTATCTCCAGCCGCTGCTGCTTCACCGGATGCACGTAGGGTTGGCCGCCCTTGATTGTCTTGAAGCCATCATCGATACAAGTGGTGAGGTACTTCAAGACAGTTGGGTCGACGACCGTATTACCAGAGCCAACGAAATCGGCCAGGATTTCTTGTTTGAACTTCCACGCCTCTCCTCGTTCTTGCAGTGCCCTGTACTGCTCTTCTAGCCACGGCGACCAGTACGGGCCGTACTTTTCGAGCTCCTCGGGCGTGGTGCACTTGCGGATTCCGGCCGTCGGGGCAATTGTCCTCTTCTTGCCGCTGAGAGCATCCTTGTAGGTGATCTTCCAGTCCATATCCCACCAATTGATCATGATGGGATGGAAGTCATTCAAACCAGCTTCAGCGTCTGTCCAGGTGCTCCAATACCAATCGCCGACACCGTTGGTCGTCGAAACCACAATGACCGAGCCACCGTGTTGCAATGTGGGATAACCAGCAGCCCACATCACGCCCATATCCCTAATAAACGCGGCCTCGTCGATGATATTCAAGGACGAGGCGTTGGACCGCAGGACGTCAGGATGAGATGTGAGCGACTTGATTCTGGACCCGTTCGGGAATTGCAGCTCGTGCTCATTGTCCTTGACCGGTGCCCAGGTATCCTGCATCCATTGGGGAAGGTGGCGGAATGGAAAGGAGATATTCTCAGACAAGAAAGCGATAGCGTCATCGTCTTTACGGGATACGATCAGGACCGTCTTGTGGGCGAAAAACATCGCGAACCACAAAGCGAATGCTCCGGATATCTTAGAGGCACCGGACTGGCGGCACTTTCGGAAGATTGAAAAGCGGTGCTCTCGGAAGGCTTTTAGAGCTCTGATTTGGTACTTGAACGGCCGGAAGGGGATGATGCCAGCGGACGGATGCTTGGTCTTCATGAAATTCCGCAGGAAGAAGGCTACGGAATTCTGGCATCGGCCTATAACTTGCCTTTGCTGTCTGGTTATCATACCTCATCCTCCTCAACCGACTGGCTGAGGATGTCTTCCAGACCTGCACTATCAGCACTGCCGCCAAAGTTCTGTTGTATCAGCGTCCTCAGACTGCCTCTGGACGCCGTCAATAGCTTGGACTTGGAATCTAGCAGCCTAACCAGATGGCCGTTAGAGTCGATGAGTAGCTTAACTGCTTGTACCAGGGATTCGGTCTCTTGATTGGAGGCACCGCCATCCTCGACGCGCTGCATCAGGATGGCGACCACCTGATCGGCCTTTGCCCTGTCCCTCGTGATGTTGTTCTTGGCTGCGTCATAGTCCCGTTCATGCTGCCTGACGAAGTCAGTGATGTTGAGTAAGTCGCTATCGTCCTCCTCCGGATCGAATAGGTCCGTCGCTGGTACAGTAGCTGGCACCGCTGGTGGTGGATCTTCCAGGACCGGCTCGGGTACGGGATTGGCGATCACCGGCTCTGGTTCCAGTTCAGGATCAGGCTGTGGCTCTGCTTCTGGCTCGTTGCTATCTAGCTCGAGCTCTTCCAGCATGCCTTGGAGATCATCGTCAATCATGCGCACCAGCCAATGTTTGTATCTGCTGCAGCCAGTCCTTGTTGATATGTATCCCGGACTTGCCCAGCAGTTTAGATATGAGAGCGAGTAGCGCGGTTTTGTCCTGAAGTTTATCAAGACCTTCGACACATTCCTCAATTGGCCGCCACTGATTGCTCTTAATGAATTGCACAGCCTCTATGAACCGTTCTGGGTGTCGCTTGTTGTCGCGAGCTTGGCGCCCAACCGAGAGCTTGCCTCGGAGAGTCTTGGTAGGGTCGTTGTTGCCCTCCCGATCCGTCTTATCGTCAACCTGCTTGCCAGGGTGCCGCATATGGTACTGCTTCTGGCTGCGGGTATATCTAGCCAGCCGCTCATCGTTGCTCTTAGGAAGGGACTCCATGATGAAGTTGTTGAGGTCGTCGGCGGTGATTGTTCGCTCGGCGATGAGAGCCTTTATCCTTGCGAGAGATTCGGCCTTAGCCTTCTTTTTGGCGTCGGCTTCCTTTTCCATCTTCTTCAGGTCGGTGTAGTAGGTCGGGCTCTCGCGAAGGTGTGCAATGGCGATCTTGAGGACTGCGGTCATGTCGTTGCCAGGGACGACGTCCACATCGGAACCCTTCCCGCCGTTGTGCTCCTGCTCGACCTTGAGGCCCATCCTGAGCTGATCTATCGGGAACTTTGAGATATCGATACCAGCCTTCTTGGCGATAGCTTCAATGCTCTTCGAACTCTGCGGCGTTGGGGTGCTTTCGGTTATAGGGGTCACGACTTACTTCCTGACTCAAAGGTGAATCTGTAAAGTCAAGGCTTCGCAGCCTCATTTGCTTGATAAACGTCGTAACCTGGGATCGCGATAAGCCAGACATCTCCACCAACTTGCCGATAATACCATCCCATGGCTTATCGTCCTGCCTGATCACCTGACGCAACGCACCCAAACAACACATGTGGTCCTCATTATGTTTGCATAATTCCTCCGCTTCCGAGAAGAACCTATCCAAACGGTCCTCATCGATCCGGACCTTAGCATTCAGATGATCACGGTATGCCGATGAGTTCTTCTTATCCCTACCCTCCTTCTTCACAAACGCCAGTATAACCGTCCTGGCCACTTGGGACCACATATTAAAGACCTTGGAATTACCCCTAAACAAGATGGTGGTCGAACCGCCGAAACGTCCCTGCATCGGCTCGACCTCGGGCTCAGCGGACAATCCGGCACAACAGTGCGGGCAGCATCTACCTAACCTGCTGAGCTCCTTGACCCTCTTCTCTTTGCCGGGTGGCATCTTCCGACTCCTCCAGTTGAGCCGGAAACAATCTAGCCTACCAGGGGAATACCTCCTCTTTCGCATCCCCAGCCAGATAAACAGCTCATCGTAGGTAATAATCCCGTACTCGGTGTCATACGGGATATAGAGGACCGAATCCATGGGTCGGTCCGGACTGTAGCAAGTACGGCAATGCGGCCTTGAACGGAATTTGTAGAGCGTCCGTTCGATCTGGACCCAAGCCGTCTGGACTAGGTCCCCGAAGGCAGATTCTTCCTGGCCAGGATAAATGATATGGAGATTTTGCTTGCGGATTATCTGGGTGATGAGTTCGGTGGCGTGACTCATGATGGAATCACGGAGTGCCACGTCGGTGCAAGCGGTCCAGATGTAGCGGCGGAGTTTGTCTTCGACTATCTCGTTAATGAAGTAGAATTTGCGCTGGGTGATCTCGGGGTCATCCAGCTGCACGACCGGCTGGGAACCGGGGTCGTCGGAACCTTGAATTGACAAACTTTTCGCCATCTATGATACCATTGCGGAATATGACACGGGTCTGATAACCCATGGCAATCGCAGCCTTGAGCCGCTCCCGAGAGTGCGCGTACAGGTATTTATTGCATAAGAAGAGGAAATCGTGCACCCTCGATTTCCCACGGGCATTTCTCCTTCTCGCTCGCCCTAGGCGCTGATCAAACTCCGACACCAGCTTGCCGCCCGTCGCCAGTATCAGATTCTCACACCCGCCGCTCAAATCTAGTCCACGTCTGACATTCTTCCCACCTATAAGTACCTTTTTGTCGCGGTTCTCGAAAGCCTTTAGGATAAGCGGCCTCTGCTTTTTGGGGGTCTCCCCATAAATGAACTGCGAATTTGGTATCAATGCATGCAATGCATGCCCCAGGTCATGACGCTCCAGCAGAATAAGTGTCCCTTCATCCGGATGCCTCTCCGTAATAGCCTTGCACAGCCGGTGGAAATCTTCATTGTAGACGACCCACTCATCGAATGCAATATCATAAGCACTGGCATCCTTCGGATTCCCGTCCTCGCCGAAAGCGAACATGTAGTACTCGAGCGGAACAATCAGTCCAGTTTTCTCGACCTGCCGCCGACTCTGCTTGTAGATGACAGAGCCAAGATGCTCATTTAGGAACAGCCTCTGGACTGGCTTGTACTTGTCGTAGGGCGTACCGGTGAAACCATAGCGGCGGCGGCCCTTGAACCAGTACCTGAACAGGTTCTGATAGGTCTTGCTAGTGGCCAGGTCACACTCGTCGACGAGTATCATATGGCATTTGCCAATGAGCTGATGGAGTGTCCGGGCTTTCTTTGTCCGGCTCTTGAACGCTTTGAGAGATGCCTGGTATCTCTTCTGGGCCTGCCTAAACTTCGTCTCGGCCGAGGAGGACTTGGTGGTCTTATAGTTATCCTTCTCCGGCTTCTGCGGCTTCTTCTTCGGCAGCACAAGTGATTGGATGGACCCTATAATAATCAGCTGGCCCGCTGGCATCTTACCAGCGTAGAACAGACCAGGCTCCTCGCAGACTTCACGCAATTGGAGTCGGTCCTTGATCTGCTCCACCACTATCACCTGTTCGGCGATGATCACCGTTGGGCAATTCATGGCTTTGCAGATGGCCGCCATAATCTCCGTCTTGCCGCCACCAGTAGTGATTGAGACGATCCCACACTCAGTCGTGCATAGCTTACGGACCGCATCCACCTGAAATGGCTGTAGAGTGATGCCAGGGAGAAAGTCTGGACCTATCTCTTCGATTGGTGGCGGCACGTAGCGCGGCGGGTCGCGATTATCCTCCACGACAAGAGACATATTCTTACGCTTGCAGACTGCCCGCAGCTCAGCCAGGAATGGTCTGGCGATTCTCTTGTGCGTCTTGTTATATCTGCGGTAGACGCCATCCCATGATTGGAATGATGAGGTGTCGATGTATCTGGATCGTGGATTCTCAGCGCTGAACTTCTCGACCAGCACCTCTTCTTCCCAGGCGGTGATATTGCTGAAGTGTATCCAGCGGTTCGTGAGGTGTGCTATCATAAAGCTTAAAATACACTATACAGTGCACTTATCGCCATCACAGAACTTGGTAGCTTCGGCATCCTCGCTCAAGCAGTGAGAAAAGTCTAACGGGCCAAGCCGTGCGAGATAAGCTTCGACCTCCTCTGGGGTCGCGGCCTGATATGGCGCCTGTGGGTACCCGTGGTTCTCAAGCGGAAGAAAGCTAATACCCTTGAGGTGGTCTTCAAAGGCCGAAAGGACCTTCGCGATGACCGGACCTTCCTCTGGCTTGAACTGCACAGTGCATGATACCTGGTTATCGGCCCAGTACCGCTGGTAGTCGGCAGCGTTCTTGACTTGCTCCCAGATGGAGATCTCACCGACGGTCTCGACATCCGGCACGTGAACGCCAAATCGCACAACCGATGTTCGATTGTCTTTGACGTCCGGCTCGATATGGTAGCCAGCCTGTCGAAGTACGCCCAAGAGTGGATCATCGTTGGAGACGCGGACGTTTCGCCAGTAGGCACGGGTTGGAGCGATAGTGTAATGGATACCAGCAGTCGTACCGGCCACCAACGATACAGTCCCGCTGGGCTTGACCGAGGTCTTCTTAATCGACCGGCCGACGCAGAGCCATTCAGAGTAGATATCGTCCCAGCGGGAGATCTCTTTGTAGCCCTGGTCGCAGAAATTGGACAGGACTTGCCGGTAGCCGAACTTTTTGAATGCTTGGATGATGCCACTCTGCGACAGACCGATTCGGCGGTTGCGCTGCATCACCGCGTTGGTCTTGGCATTGTGTGTGGGCAGGAGGGTCACCGTCTTGCCGTAGAGATATGCAAACTTGAGGGTCCGCTTGTAATCTTCGGCATCGTCGTGGTGAACAGGGAACGTTTCAACCAGACAGCACAACTCGTTGCTCTCGAGCGTCTGCTCGACACATGGGTTCGAGCCCATGGCGCGGCGGTCGATGCCGGGTTGCGGGCCGTCTATCATACGGCCATAATTCCGGATGTTGTCCAGCCAGAGGTATCCCGGTTCACCGTTCTCGGCCGTCGAAGCGGCGAGCGGCCGGTAATCCATGCCGACCTCAGACATACCTGAGTTATTCGAGGCCCAGCGGTGACTGTTGAGTTGATTCCACTTATAGATCGCTTCCGCAAGCCGCACACCGTCAATACCACAACCATTGAAGTCACTGGGTCTGGCTGTGTACTGTTCAGCGAGATAGAGGGCATTAGTAACTTGGTTGAACTCGACTCGCTCCTCCGGGAGAAGACCCTTGAGTGGATTCTTCATCTCGCGGTAGTCGATATCGTCGACCTCACCGAATGCGATCTCGGCCGTCCTACGGACGTTTCCGGCCACGACACACTTGCCAATCATGTTCATGATATCGACGATATCGACGCTGGACAGAGTGTTGTCGGCCCGTACTGCGATCATCTCAAGCAGTTCACGAAGCATGTCGTGGAGACGGACCAAGATTCCTGGGCCTGATGCCTTACCACCGAAACCGTTGATAGGTGTCCCGGCTGGCCGAATGTCATCGTAGTTGAACTTGACGTAACCGTATTCTGGGTGAATGGTGTACGACTCGAGTAGCATCTTGACCGAGTCAGCCCATCCTTCGCGTGAGTCTGGTATGTTGAAGAGAGTGGTGGTCGGTCGTGGAGCTCTGATCGCGAGCTTGCCTGCACCTCTGGTATCGAAGCCGACGCCGACGCCGAGCATCGACATATCTATCATAAAATGGAATGGTTCTGCGGGGTCCTTGTCGATATTCTTGGTGGAGACGAACCCGCAATTATTGAGGGCGGCGCTACCACGTTCCCACATGAATGGGGTGCCCATGGCCCAGAGCCCGCGTCCTGGTGGGAGGAATTTGAAGTCCCACATTCGCTGGAACATCTCTTGGGCTGATGCTTGGGCTTTGGTGCGGGTCCAGGGGATGTGTTGCTTACTGCAATGCTGGCGCTGAATTTCGTAGGTGCCT